TATAATTAACCAAAATTCTACATCAATAGTTTATTTTGATGGCGCTCCCAATCAAGTATCTGTTGCTGTTGGGTCATTGTTTTCTTATGTTACCAATTTTATTGATACATGGCGTTTTATTGATTCAATGCCAACAGTTGAATCAATTAGTCCGTTTACACAAGCTAAGATAACAGTTACAGAAACGCCAGTAGGATACAATTTTGTAACAATACTTCAGTCTAGTCTTGTTTTTAATAATATTAGTGCAATTGAATCTAGCGTTGTAGTCAATAGAAACTCAGAAGCAATAATTTATTTTAATGGTAATCCACGTACTTTGCCTATCTCTATTGGATTATCATCCAATCCTTTTCCAGTATCAGTGCCTTCGTTAAATGACGTTAAAAATATTTTATTATCTGGTAGCGACACCGCAACGATTTATTTTAATGGCATTCCAGGTACATTGCCTATTTCAATAGGTTTATTTAACACATTTACAGCTTTTGTCCCTACTTCTCCTGGGTACAATGGAGTTATAGTTAACCAAAATTCTACATCAATAGCTTATTTTGATGGCGCTCCTGGCACGGTACCTATTTCAGTAGGATTGTCTAGTACTTATGCTGCTAATCTTGTTGATACATGGCGTTTTATTGATTCAATGCCAACAGTTGAAGGTATCAGTCCATTTACACAAGCTAAAATAATAGTCACAAAAACGCCAGTAGGATATGCTTCAGTAACTGTACCTCAATCCAGTCTTATTTTTAATAATATTACCGCCGATGAAACTAGTGTTGTAGTTAATAGAGATTCAGAAGCAATAATTTATTTTAATGGCAGCCCTGGTACTGTATCTGTTTTCCCTGGAGTATTTTCCAATCCTTTTTCTGTGCCAGTACCTTCATTAAATGACGTTAAAAATATTTTATTATCTGGTAACGACACCGCAACGATTTACTTTGATGGCGTTCCAGGTACATTGCCTATTTCCACTGGATCGTTTAACACATTTACTTCTTTTGTCCGCACATCTCCTGGATATGATGGAGCTGTAATCAATCAAAATTCTACATCAATAGTTTATTTTGATGGCGTTCCTGGTACAGTTCCTATTTCAGTAGGTCTCTTTAATTCTTACGTTACCAACTTTATTGATACATGGCGTTTCATTGATTCAATGCCAACAGTTGAATCAATTAGTCCGTTTACGCAATCTAAAATAAAAGTTACAAAAACGCCAGTAGAATATGCTTCAGTGACTGTACCTCAATCTAGTCTTACTTTTAATGGGCTTACTGCACTCGAAAGTAGTGCTATAGTTAACAGAAACTCAGAAGCAATAATTTATTTTAATGGCAGCCCACGGACTTTACCGATTTCTGCTGGGTTAACATCTAGTTCTTTCCGTGTAACTGTTCCTCCATTGTCTGAAATTAAAAATACTGTTCTATCTGGCAATAATATAAAGAGAACAGTTTACTTTGATGGACTCCCAGGTACGTTGCCTATATCTACTGGATTGTTTAACACATTCACTGCTTTTGTTCCTCCAACACCTGGATATAATGGAGTTTTCATTGCTAGAAATTCCAGGACTACAGTTTACTTTGATGGTGAGCCAAATACATTGCCTATTTCTACAGAATCATCTAATACTTATGTAACAGGAATTTTCCCTTTTTCTGCTGCACAAGAAATGGATTTAGATGAACAGGAAATACAGTTTTATGGAACAGATCCTGGTATTACTGAAATTTATTTTAACGGCAGTCCAAATACATTGCCTATTTCAGCTGGATCCCAGACAAACTATTTAACTGGTCCTATTCCTCTTTGTGGTATTCAGGCAATGGATTTAAGTAATCAAGATACTCAAATAGATACAACAACATTTCAATCTGGTGTTAAAACAGATGCTAGTGTTGTACGTTCTGCACGGTCTTATAATGTATCTGGAATTGCTTTAGTTGGGGATGAAGCATTGGAGAAAATAGTCAAAAAAGCAAATGGGCTAACTCCAACTTCATTTGAATTTGTAGGAGATGAAGTGTATGCTGTAGCCACATTTCCAGATGGAGAAAAGATAGAAGGCGCTGCTTTGATAACCAATCTAAGTCTACCTGGCAACCAAAACGAAGTTAAAAAGTATTCTTTTACTTTAACTTTTCTTGGTAAAAAAATGTCTCAAATTTTACTTTAACAAATAAGGAGAAATTATGCCTTTAGCTACCGCTCCAGTTATTTTACAAGATTATTCTTTAGAAGTAATGCTATTGCCTTTGGTTACAAGTGGGTTTGCTGCTGGAACTTCTGATAGAAACATTAGTTCGTTAAGACGTGTTCTTACTTGTACTACTCAAGTTGCACCTCCTACCAGCGGTGGTGTAGCTACACTTGCATTGACCACTGATGAAGGTAGTAGTTCTTCTCCAACAGTTATTAAGGAAGGCACTGGATTATCGTTTATAGAACCACTTGCGCAAAATGCCCCAGCTGGAACTGTTAGAACTAGAATTCAAGTAATGGCTGCTGAAGATAAAAGTATTGCGCATGGCGCTAGTGCTACTGATTTGAAAGTAATTGGACTAGACAGAACTATTGCTGCAAATAGCACGGCTGCATTAATTGAGGGTTTACTCCCATTAAGCGGTATTCAAACACTAGATTTGAGTAATCAAGAAACTCAAGTTGATACCACTTCTTTCCAATCTGGATCCGGAACAGAAATGGCAATGATTCGCGTGGCTCGTGCCTATTCCGTGTCTGGTATTGCATTGGCTGGAGATGAGGCGCTCGAAAGAGTAGTTAAACCAGTTGCTGGATTTCAGGGAGAATTTTTTGGTAGAGAAATTTATGCTGTAGCTACATTCCCAGACGGTGAAAGATTGGCAGGTGCTGCTAAAGTAACTGCGTTTAACTTCCCAGCCAACCAAAACGAAGTTAAAAAGTACAGTTTTACGCTAACATTTATGGGTAAATCCTTTGAATGGAATCCTCCATATTCTATTAGCTAAATATGTCTTTTTCCCAACCACTTTGCAACAGCTCTCTTGACGTAATGCTGCTTCCCATCAACAGTGCGGGAAGCACTATTACTGACGTTACGAAGGTGACAGCTTTAATTGCTCAAACTGCTAACATTGGGTCTTCTCAAATCTATTTGCAAGTCGTCGGTGGATCTTACTTTGTTCCCGCCGGCATTGCTTTGTCTTTTGCGGGAACTTCTGTTAGTGGCGTAGCGTCTAGGCGAAGACAAGTTGTAATATCTCAAGATGTTGTGTTAACAACAAGTCCACTATTAGTTCCGGTAGAGCCTTTACAATATCCGGTACTGCAAACTGATAGCGCAGTCGTTGTACCTGGATTACTCCCAATTAATGGTATTACGACTTTAGATATTTCAGCTCAAGAAACTTCTGTTGACACAACTAATGCTTCATCTCGTAAAGGAGTAAATAGCGTTTTCATACGCAGGGCGATCAGCTGCAATGTTAGCGGCATTGCGTTGGCTGGAGACAAAGCGTTGGAGACAGTAATTAAGCCAGCTGGAATATTTTCTAATAGTTTGTATGGTAGAGATATTTATGCTGTAATTACTTTACCTAATGGAGAGAGAATTGTTGGAGTGGCTAAAGTTGGTGGCATATCTTTCCCAGCTAATCAAAACGAAGTTATGAAATATTCGTTTAACTTAACATTCCAAGGAGATTTACTTGAGTGGACTTCTGCTTTTAGTTTTTGAGTTATTATCTTAAAAATAACCTTAATGGTTTATTGACCACCACATCAAGTAACAATGAAGATTTTAACAGACAGTACTCAGCTCCTTGCCGTATTAATTAATTGCACCAGAGAAGGAAAATCCTTGTATTGTGGTGCTGCTATTTTTAAAGGGGGATTATCAGGAACTATTAATGTTTCTGATAAATTTACTTCGTATACAATTAAAGTTCCAGAATCAGTTGCTAAAACTGCTACTAAAGAATGTTATATTGATGAGTATGATTCTTTAGAATTTGAGATTGTGTAAAATGCTTGGATTTATCACTGGCAATCCTAAAACTAATTTTATAAAAGTAGGAGATGTGCTTTTCTTTCCCAAGAAAGACGGTATTACTGTTGGGGAAAGAAGACAACTAGCCGAAACAGAACAAAGTAGGCAGCATGCTTCTTTGAAGATTCGTCGATTAGTTGGAAAAATTGCGCAACAAAAAGGGATTTCACTAGAAGAAGCTACAAAACTTTTAACTGGTGGTATGACCGAACAAGATGGTGTTGAGGTCATTGACAACACTGAAGTTGTATTAGAATATGCTGATGATTTAGCTGATATCAATGCTTATACATCTAGCATGGAACTTAACCTAAAATCTGTTGTAGCAACAATGCTTATTAAAGAGCGTGTTGCACATATTATTAGTGTTGTTGTAGATGCTAATAAAGATGATAAAAAGTTGGTAATTGAGCCTTTGCCAGCAGATTTTTTACTAGAAAAAGGCACTAAAATTAGATTTGGGGAGAGTTACGAAAATTCATTCATTGTAACAGTAGAAGATAATTATAGCGAAAATGCAGAACAAATTAGAGTTTCTGCATTACCTAAAAATATTACTGCTGGAACAGTTGGATTTTTACATAGAGGAAAAATTCCTTTACTTGGTTATCCTAGTTGGAATTTAGAAAAGACCTATTCTTTAGATGAGACTTTGGTAGATGAAATTTACGATTTTTATCTTAATGA